ATGAGATCCATCAACATCTATACAAACACGTAAGCAACGCATACCGACGAGGCAAGGAAAAAGATCAGTCTCTAATTCAAAGATCGAAGAAATCTCTTCTATTAATATTTCTTTCTTCGTTTCTTGACATAATTTTAAAGTTAATACCGCATCTTGTTCGGCATACTCACCAACATACATTGCAGGTAGCTTGTACATCTCAGACTTAGGATCTATGCCCCATTCCTTCGCAGTTTCCTTCAATACAGCCTCATTTTTGCCGATTCCGACATAATCACGACCCAAACTACCTAAATCGTATCGAAAGCGATTCTCGTCCACGAGAGAGCCAGCAATCATGGTATCTACAATCTTTCCATTAATTTTTAGCCCTGCAGCCCTAATAAAGCATACATCGTACATAGCATTGTGAAATATCTTAGTTGAAGGATAGTTTAGAACGGTTCTAAAGTAATTCATTACTTTTTTCTTATCCATATTACCCCCACCTTCGTGATCTATTGGATAATATGCTGACCAACCCTCAACTGCTAAAGCTATACCAACTATCTTTGCTTTACCAGTTATAGATCCTGACCCCATATCTTTTAAACTTGGGTCTTTTGTTTCTAAGTCAATTGCTATCTCATCGTAACTAGATAGATCTTTGAACTCTTCAGGTGGTAACCACTCTGTTTGAGGTTTAAATAATATCTTCATTCCCAATCACTCTCTATTTCAGTAGTCATTTCTTTATCAAACCTTATTTCTTTTAAATAAGGTTTAATCATGTTCCAATATTCTACAGTTGGATAAGCAAAACAATGATCTGATCTTAACCAATGATCAATAGTAGTCTTCTTAATTATATCATCTTCAACTAACTTTTTCTTGTCTAAGTTATTTCGTAAATATTCTAAAAAAATATCTTTAGGAGGTAAGTGTGGCCTTGTTTTAAATTTTTCATCGTATTCATTTATAAGATGTTGATTATCTTTTAAGTGTTCCATCGCTACATCCATAGATAATGTTTTCTGTACAGGTTGTTTAGACTCAGATCTGTTTAATTTACCTTTTAATATTTTAGCTGCGTATTTAAAACTGTTGTCCCCCTTGTCCATCGCAGTTGGAGTTCTGTACATTTTCTTTGGCTCTACTTGTTCTTTACCTTCCATTAACTCTGCCAAACCTCTACCATAACCCTTTGTAGTTCTACCAGGTTCATTAGCCCTAGGAGTCGGATAAAACTTTTTTGATTGCGAGTCCGAACTCTCTTGCGATTTGTGGGACGATTGCGTTACCGAGGGTTTTGATTCTGTTGGCTCTGTTTTTGTCCAATTCATAGGAAATCCCATTAGGAACTCCACAAACGTTGGATTCAGTTTGCCACCAGGTTTGTTGTTCTTCAACACTGTTCTCGGAACTGACTTGTCTCTGCTCGGTTTCCATGTTGGTTGATAACCCATGTCTTTGTGATCCCTTGCTGTTGGTGTTGGATACATTTCCATCGCATCTCTGAGTTTCACTCCCCATCTCTCTCCCTTCTTGTTCTCTCTGAAGAAATGACCATCCTTTATTTGTACATCCTTCGCTGCTCCACCTTCTATGTCTGATGCTGTCGGTGTTGGATACATCTTCACCGCTAGTGGTAGAGGTGTCCCTCCTTGCTTGTACTTCTTCGTTCTCTCCGATGCTGAGTCTTGTGTTGGTGTTGGATACATCTTCTTCTCTTGATATTCCACTACATCGTTCAGACTCGCTCCAAATCTTGTCCCCGTTCCTTTTCGAATTTTGGCGTAACCTTTTTGTGTCTCTATTACTCTCTTCCCTTCTCCACCCTTGTAGTCTCTCTCCTTTGGAGTTGGATACATCTTCATTGTCTCTGGATCCACTTGTTCTCTTAGGTTCGACGGTCTTGTTCTCCCTTTTCTGTGACCCTCCATAATCTTTTTCGTCCCTGCAGCGCTTCTCGGCGGCAAGTAATCCATTGTGTTGGGAGTGGCCCACAATCCAGACTCTGTATCTTTGGTGCCAAGCACCGATGCCTGAAGCTGGAATAAGGAAACATTGGACTTCGAAACCTTCACTTTCCAATTGGTCTTGCACCTGTCTGAGTACCACGCCGTTTTGGAGGTTAATAAGTCCTTGCACATTCTCCCCAATAACGAATTCGGGTTTGATCTCCCTAATGAGTCTAAACATTTCTGGCCAGAGATAGCGGTTGTCGTTTGTTCCTTTTTGTTTACCTGCGACGCTGAAGGGTTGGCAGGGAAATCCTCCAGTAATGACATCTGCTTCGTATTCTTTTCCTTTGACATTTTTTATATCCTCCTCGATTGGTATGTTAGGAAAGTTTTTTTGTAAAACTTTCTGACAGTATTTGTCCATCTCAACAAATTTTACAGTTTCAAAAAATCCAGTAGAGTCTAAGCCTAAAGCAAATCCCCCTATGCCTGAAAATAAATCAAGAACTTTTAGTTTTCTTTCCATCTTTCAATTTTTTAATTTCTAATTCACAATAGTGTATTATTTTTTCTAAGTCTTGTATACCGTTTTTGTTTAAATAACGACAAACATATTTCACAACACATCCTTGAAAGAAAGATAAATCATTTTTTGAAATAAATTCATAAGGCTGTATGGTAAAATTTTTGTAGTGGGATCCTCCGATTTGCTTATCTTGTGGAAACGATTTATTGAATATATCTTTAGATGTCATAACCCCTTTCTGTTTTTGCATAAATTATATTTAGTTCTTTTTTAGCTCTAGTAACCCCTACATAAAACAATCTATGTTCATCATCAGGATTATCTAAATATTTGTAGTATGCTGCATTACTCAAATCAGTTAATAAAATTACGTTATCTCTTTCATTACCTTTTACCCCATGAATAGTTGATATTTTAATCCTAGGATCTTTTGATAAATCTTCTCCATTTTTTATTAGTTTCTGTATTTTTCTAATCTCATCATCTCCCAAATCATCAAAAGCAACATACCATTCATCATCTGTTTTTAAACCATATTTTTCTTTCAAAGTGTCTATGTCGTAAAAATTCTCTTTTGACATATGTTTCATTAATTTTAAATCAACATTCTTACTCATTTTATTGGTTATCTTTTTATAATCATTATAATGTATAGGAGTTCCTTCCTTTAATTTATTCCAATTTTCAATTAAAGAATATATGTTTTGAACTCTGGGAGTTGAGTTTCTACGTTGAAAGAAGAAACCATTTTGATCTAAGTAGTAGGCTATTTTTTCTAAAAATAAATTTGTTCTAGCTAATATTAACCACTCTCCTTTAGATAGATCTACCTTATCTATCTCCCAATGATAATTAACTTTTCCTAAATCTTCTTTAGGTATCCAATTCTTTTCCACTCTATTCTTAACTTTTTTAATAATATTGTTTGCTACATTAAATATGTTTTTGGGAACCCTATAAGACTGCTGCAATATAACTTTTTCTCCTTCTAAATTTATAAAACTTTCAGCGTCTGCACCATTCCATTTATAGATAGCTTGATCATCGTCTCCTGCAATAATAGATCGTTTAGAACTCTTCTCTAATTTTTTAACGATATCCCATTGTATTAAACTTAAATCTTGTGCTTCATCTATAAATATAACTTCAAACTTCGGACTCTCCCCTTTGTCTAAAAATTTTTCTAACATATCAATATAATCAATTAATCCTTTTTGTTTTTTGTATTGATGTAGTTCTTTGCTAATTATATCTAGTTTATCATATGTAAGATTGTAGCTGTAACCATTTTGATTATAGAGATCTAATGGTGATATTCTTTTGTTTCTAGCCAAACTAATTAAGGATATGTATGGATCTTTAGAGTGTAGTATACCTTCATGATCATGGTCATACCTAACACCTTCAAACTCTATTTGAAGATCTCTACCTAGATCTTTGTAATCTTTTTCTTGCATTACGTTTTCTTTTTTTAAACCTAGTATGTTAAAACAAAATGAGTGTAGAGTTCTAAAGTAAGGTAAATCTTTCTCAGTTAAATTAAACTTATCCATAGCTCTATTTTTACCTTCTTGTGCACCGTTTCTAGAAAAAGTAAAATATCCTATCTTACTTGGTTCAACCTTTTCTAAAATCTTCTCTAGTTCATTCATTAAATAGTATGTCTTGCCTGTACCTGGTGGTCCGTAAATTATCTTTCTCATTAGTAGTTATCCTTGTTAAAAGTTTTTTGTTTATATGTTTGTATTTTTTTATCAAATCTAGCTACCACAAAAACAGAAAGCTTAGTCTTACCAACCCTTTTGGTAAAACAATGTAAGTAATCTTTTAACATTTGTGATGTTCTTTGATACTGCACCTTCCAATGTCTACGAGTAAGATATTGATGAAAAAAATTGTCGAATACAAAGTAATGATATTCATCTTTTGTATATGTCCCACCATTTTTAAGATCTTCAAAATCATCTTTTTTGACTCTATTCAAACAGTAGTCTTCTAAGTAATTTTTTAATATGTCCTTGGTCCCTGTTCCTTCAGCAGGCTCCGTTATCTCAGCACCTTCTAGAAGAATATTTGTCTTTTGTTTCCATTCATTTGTCTTAAGTGTTGGTGGATTAAATCTAAGCTGCTTGACACATTCTTCTTGAAACAAGACTTGATTAGTTAGATGTTTTGCTGAGTCTAGATATAGTCTATCTCCATCTACATTCATATAATAGTAAGGCTCTTCTAAATTAACAACTTGTAAATCAGTTAAGCTAGGAAACATTATTTCTTGACCAATACCAAACTTTCTAGTTTTGCATAATTTTTTATCGCACAAACTACACATTGGTTGATCGTTACATTTATAACCCCAATCTTTCTTATCATGTTGTTTAGTTATTATGTTTACTTCAGTGTCAGACAATGGTTGTTCCATTGCACCTTCGTTAAATATTACTAGCTTAGACTTCCAATTCTCTGGCCACTTAGATTTTGCATATACACCGTAATGAAATAAAGCATTATTTCTACCTCCTTCACCCACTCTGTTTTGCATCATTAGTTCTATACATGGTGGTCCATCCGAGTAAGGTGTTTCAGGTCTTTTTACTTTTAACTCTGATAATTGTTGTTCGGTAATTTTTGTTGTTTCATACAACTCAAAAAAGTTTAGAAGATTAACGGACTCAGCATTATTATTAAAGCAATATCTTACTGTATTATCACCATTAAAATATGGTAAATTTAAAAAATTTCCTGTATCATCTTTGGATTTTAATTCTCTTTGTTTAGGAAAAACTTCTGATCCACCATAACCTAACACAGATCTAATTTCATTTAGTTTATCTTGCATCAAACCAGCTGATACATAATCTTCTGTAAATATAAATACATGAGCACCACCTGACTTAGATCTAAATACTAACAGTGGTAAACTGAGTTCTTTTATTTTTTTAATTAATTTTGCGTGATCAAATCCTGCATAAGAGTCTATATCTATACAACCCCATCTACATTTGTTATCATCATTGATTGGTATAACACCTAAACTCTGTGAGCCTTGTAAATGATTTGACCAATGCTCATCTGTTATAATTTCTCTTTTAACAAAAGATTTACCTTTTATTTTAGATCCATTACCATTTGATTCACCAACAATAGTGACACCATGGGCTCGATTTAATCCTTCAAATATTTCTATAAACTTTCTAATATTTTCCATAGCTTTTTTAAGTGGGCGGATCCACGCTAGCTTAACCGCCCACTACCTAGGATTCTAGTAGTTTGAAGAGCCTTGTTTAGCAGGTTCTTCTGAGCTATGTTTTGCCTCGATCTCACCCTTACCTACACTTAGAGCAAAGTTTTTAGCCATATCGTAGATACCTTTGTCTGTGACAGGACCAACTTTTTCTACATCCCAACCAAACCATGTTCCTTTGTCATTAGACATTTGAACAGTTTTTAGTTTATAAATGTGACTGTATGTAGGCGGAGTAAACAAACCGTTTTTACCTTGCATTTTTAATCCCATCATCATTGAGTTCCATTTTCTACTTACTTTAAGTTGAGTAGACTTCATAGAAATCAAAGCAGATTGTGGGGTATCACCTAGCTGCAACACAAAATGACTAGCAGTGTTATCAAGATAGTTACCATTTGGTAATCTATCCTTATACGATTTGTCCCTAGTGGTTTGACTAATTATATCACTATCTGCATCATGTATTGCTACAGGTGCACCAGTGCTTTGTCCTCGATCTTGCCACTCGATGTACTGTCTTTTATAATGACATGGTACAACGTTGACCTCATCGAAGAGTTGATTAGTAACCGTATTTATGATTTTGCCGGGTTCAGCGCCCTCGACATATTTACCATCTCTTTTGTTAACCTCTGGAGATAGTTGTCCCAAAATTTTTAGGAAAGGTAAAGCAAGATCTTCTTGCGCTATATTTTGAGCACCTTGATTTGCATCAGCTTCAAACAAGTTGACTGCTAATGCTCCTTCTTTTTTCTCTGTTACTTGGTTCATGTTTATTTGTTCCTTTTTATTGTTGTCTTATTCTCTGAGAATACCCCAAAGATTTCCGTTGGCATTTCTTTACCCGCCTCAATACG